AGTTCTAACAAACAACCTATTGAGCAAAGTGAGCCTGAAGTAGATTTCTTTGAGAATCCGAAAGAGGCAATTCGTAAGACAGTTGATAGTCATCCTGATGTAGTAGCGGGTCGCCAAGCGGCTCTAGACTTCAAAAAGATGCAAATTCAGCAGAAGTTAGCGCAAGAACATCCTGATTTTGGGCAGATTGCACAAGATACGGACTTTCAGAACTGGGTGAAATCCTCACCTGTTCGGCTAGGGTTGTATGCAAAGGCTGATGGTGAGTTTGACTATGACAGTGCAAACGAGTTGTTATCGACTTACAAGCAACTAAAGGGTGTTAAGGCTAAACAGACTAGCGATGCGGGTGAAACCCAACGCAAGACTAACCTTAAAGCCGCCGCAGTTGATGTAGGTGGTACTGGAGAGAGTTCTAAGAGAGTTTATAGAAGGGCTGACCTTATTCGGCTGAAGATGACAGACCCGAACCGATACGAAGCCTTGTCTGAAGAGATCATGCAAGCCTACGCAGAGGGAAGGGTTAAGTAATTTAACTTATCGTTTTTTGGAGATTTAACATGGCAACAGCATTTTCCCCATCAGGTAGCGTAACTACCACCACAGCGGCTAATTTCATTCCTGAAATTTGGTCGGACGAAATCGTAGCGGCGTACAAAAAGAACCTAGTTTTAGCAAACTTGGTAATGAAGATGAACTTCAAGGGCAAGAAAGGTGACACTGTTCACATTCCTGCACCTACTCGTGGTTCTGCTTCTGCCAAAGCCGCTGAGACAGCAGTTACTTTGATCGCCGCAACCGAGTCAGAAGTACAAGTGTCTATCAACAAGCACTATGAATATAGCCGCTTGATCGAAGATATTGTTGAGGCACAAGCCTTGAACTCTATGCGTAACTTCTACACCTCAGACGCAGGTTATGCCTTGGCTAAACAAGTCGATACAGACTTAGTTCAGTTGGGTCGTTCTGCCAATGGTGGTACAGCAGGAGCCGCCGCTTATGCCGCCGCCTACATCGGTGGTGATGGCACGACAGCGTATGTTGCCGCAAGCAACAACGAGTCTGCTTTGACTGATGCCGCAATTCGCCGCACCATTCAGCGTTTGGATGACAACGATACTCCTATGGACAATCGTTTCTTCCTTATCCCACCCTCAAGCCGTAACACATTGATGGGCTTGGCTCGTTATACAGAGCAGGCTTTTGTGGGTAATGGCAACGCTATCCGCACTGGTGAAATCGGTAACCTTTATGGTATCCCTGTGTTCACTTCTAGCAACGCTGATACGACTTCTGGTTCAGGAGCCGCCCGTGTTTGCTTGATGGGTCATAAGGACGCTATGGTTCTGGTTGAGCAAGTTGGTGTTCGCTCACAAGTGCAATACAAGCAAGAATACCTTGCTACATTGTTCACTTCTGACACACTCTATGGTGTAGCCGCTCTGCGTAGTGCCGCATCTGTTGGAGCCGCTAAGTCTTCAGCAATGTTCGCATTGGCAGTACCAGCCTAATTGCAGTTGCGCCCCCTGCCCTAGTGGTGGGGGGACTTTTTTAACTTAATTAGGAGAAATACATGGCAACCGCATCCGCAGTAACAAGTCGCAGAGGAAATGACCAATTCCGTGGCATTTTCAGCGATACATGGGCTGTAACAGCAACTTTGAACGCAGGTTCTTTGGTTGATGGCGCAGGCGAAACTGATGACATTACGATCCCAGGCGTTGCCTTGGGTGATATGGTTATCGGTGCATCTTTGGGTGTTGATTTGGTAGGTTTGACTGTGACAGGATATGTCTCAGCCGCTAATACTGTCAAATTCCGCATCCAAAACGAGTCAGGCTCTACTGCTGACTTGGCATCAACCACATTGCGAATTGTTGTAGTTCGCATGGTCTAAGGATTGGGGGACTTGTTCCCCCTTTCTTTTAAGGATAAATATGGCTTTGTTTCGTTGTAATCAATCAGGTAATGTGGTCGAGTTTAGACAAGACTTTGACATTATTGAGATGCGTAGACACCCTCAATATACGGAAGTTGATACTTCTGCTGTTGTAGAGGTTGAGAAGATTGATGGAACAAGGCAGACACTAACTTTGAAGAAACCTATGGGAAGACCCCGTAAGGAACAATTGTTATGAGTGAAATTGACGCAAGAGATTTTGGCAAGTTGGAGGCTCAAGTAGAGGCTCTCCAAACAGAGGTTCACTCTCTTGCCCAAGATGTAAAAGCACTCCTTGAGTTGGCAAACAAGTCAAAAGGTGGCTTTTGGATGGGTATGACCATCGCTTCTATGGCTGGTGGCGTAATCACCTTCATTGGTGGAAAACTACTTAGATAAGGGGAAATCCTATGCCTATGGTTGGAAAAAAGAAGTTTGCTTATTCTGAAAAGGGTGAGAAAGAGGCTAAAGAGTATGGCAAGAAAAAGGGTCTTCCTGTGACCATTATGGTTGCTGTTGGAAAGCCTAAAGGTATGCCTATGCGTGGTCAACGCACTGCTACGAACATGATGAAGAAGACAGGTCGTGGCAAATGAAAAAAACCAAAGCACAAACCAAAATTAGCAAAGTCATGCGTGAGTACAAGGCGGGGGAGTTGCACTCAGGCAAGGGTGGCAAGGTTGTCAAGTCTCAAAAACAAGCCATCGCAATTGCCCTATCAGAGGCTGGTAAGGCGAAGAAGAAATGAAACAAGGACTTTATGCCAATATTTGGGCAAAAAAGAAAAGAATCGCTGAAGGCTCTGGTGAACGGATGCGGAAAGTTGGTAGCAAAGGTGCGCCAACTGCCAAAGCGTTTATTGAGTCTGCTAAAACTGCAAAGAAACCAAAAAAGGTGAAGTGATATGAAAACTCCCGCTTGGCAACGCTCCGAAGGTAAAAATGTTGGACGCTGTATAATGGCAAGATGGAAAAATTTAATGCTTTTATTATTCGCGGTAAAGATGACTTGTCTTTTGCGTTTTGTCCAAAATGTAAAAATAATAAACCTCTTTTTGATTTTTATGTTCATGGAGTTCGCAAAGATGGTGCTACAAGGTATAGACCATATTGCAAACAATGTCGTAGGGTTAAAGAAAGAAAGAATAGGGCAAGACCAGTTCATTCCGCAATATTGTTGCTTGGTGAGCAAACTTGTTCATCATGCAAAATAGATAAACCTTTGTCAGAATTCTATTCAAATGGATGTTTTAGTGATGGAACAAAGAAATATAGAACAAAGTGCAAAAATTGTGTTTTGGACTTATCAAAACAAAAGCATCCAATAAGTTATTTAGCAAAATGCGAACAAAGATCATTTAGCCCAAAAAACTTTATTTCATCAATTTTGTATCATGCAACAAAAAGAAAACAGCACCTTGGTTTTAACATTGATATTTTTTACTTACTTGAGTTATATAAAAAACAAGAAGGGAAATGCGCTATTTCTGGAGTTGATATGACATATATTGCTGGCGTTGGAAGGGTTTTAACAAACATTAGTATTGACAGGATAGATAGTTCTTTGGGATATGTGCAAGGAAATGTACAATTTGTTTGTGATGTTGTAAACCGCATGAAGTCAGACCTTTCCATCGAGCAACTTTATCAATGGTGTTTAGCGATAATGGAGAATCATCATGCAAAAGTTCAAAAGTCCAGCATGGGCTAGGAATGAAGGAAAATCTAAATCTGGGGGGTTGAATGCCAAGGGAAGAGCATCTTATAATGCAGAAACTGGTGGCAATCTAAAAGCACCAGTAAAGTCGGGGGATAATCCTCGCAGAGCAAGTTTCTTGGCTCGCATGGGCAATATGGCTGGTGCGGAGTACAAGGATGGTGAACCAACTAGACTGCTTCTTTCGCTAAAGGCTTGGGGTGCTTCTTCCAAGGCAGATGCAAAGGCAAAAGCCAAGTCAATTTCCGCAAGGAATAAGGCAAAGGCAAGCAGATGACCTATCTAGAATTAGTTAACGATGTATTAGTCAGGCTTAGAGAGCCTGTTGTTACTACATACAACGAAACAACCTATTCAACACTTATTGGCAAGTTTGTCAACGATGCAAAGCGTCAAATAGAAGATGCCTATGCTTGGAATGTCTTGGGTCAGACAATTACTGTATCTACCACTTCTGGTACTTATTCCTACTCCCTAACTGGTGCTGGTCAGAAGTTCCAAGTTCAGGATGTGATTAACGTCACAAGCAATATCGGTATGAAAAATATCGACTTTGCCACCATGAATCGCTATCAGAACTTTTCTACCCCTGTGAACGGCATCCCTGCATACTATTCATTTGATGGCGTAGATGGTAGTTACGATACCAAAGTAACGCTGTATCCTCGTCCTGATGGCGTGTATAGCATCCCATTTGCTCTAACCATCCCACAAGCAACTTTGACATCAGATTCAACTGTGGTGAAAGTGCCTGATACTTTGGTGGCTCAAAACGCCTATGCAAGGGCTTTGGTGGAGCGTGGCGAGGATGGTGGCTTATCGTCTTCAGAGGCATATAACCTATATAGAGCAATGCTGTCAGACTACATCGCATTGGAAGGCACACGCTATCCTGAGAATCAGGAGTTTGTCTCTGTATGACCCAAGCGTTAAAAACCTTTAGCGTTCAAGCACCAGGCTTCTTTGGGCTAAACACGCAAGACTCACCTCTTACTTTAGAGGCGGGGTATGCGGCTATTGCCACAAACTGCGTGATTGACCAATATGGACGTATTGGGGCTAGAAAAGGTTGGTCAAGGGTTAACTCATCAAGTGGTAACTTAGGCGCAAATGACGTAAAAGTAATACATGAATTGGTGCAATTAGATGGCACTTTGACTGTATTGTTCGCTGGAAACAACAAGTTATTCAAGTTGGATGGTTCAAACGCTGTTGTGGAATTGACCTATGGGGGAGGGGGTACAGCCCCTACCATTACAGCAAGCAATTGGCAATGTGCATCTTTGAATGGAATAACCTACTTCTTTCAGTCTGGTTATGACCCATTGATCTATGACCCTGCCGTAAGTACTACTACTTATAGGCGTGTATCTGAGAAAACAGGCTATACAGGCACAGTTCCTTTGGCAAACATTGCCATATCTGCTTTTGGTCGCTTGTGGGTTGCTAGTACGACTTCTGACAATGTAACGATTACTTTCTCTGACTTGTTGGCAGGCCATAACTGGACGGGTGGCACGTCAGGGTCATTAAATGTTGCTCAAGTGTGGCCTAACGGATCAGATCAGATTGTTGGTCTTGGCGCACACAATGGTTTCTTGTTCATCTTTGGCAAGCGTCAGATATTGGTTTATTCAGGTGCTACAACGCCATCTTCCCTTGCTTTGAGCGACAGTATTGGAAACATTGGCTGTTTATCAAGGGATAGCATCGTCACGACTGCCTCAGACATTGTTTTCTTGTCAAACTCAGGCGTTCGTAGTGTGATGCGTACCATCCAAGAGAAGTCAGCACCTTTGCGTGATTTGTCTAAGAATGTGCGTAATGACTTGATGACTTATGTTGCATCAGAGACTTTGGCAAACATTAAGGCTGTTTACTCTGAGATCAATGGTTTTTATCTCTTAACCCTTCCTATTGCCAAACAAGTCTATGTATTTGATACAAAGGCTCAGTTACAAGATGGTTCTTCAAGGGTAACAACTTGGGACTCTATTGAGCCAACTGCTCTGTATTCTCGTAGGAATGGTGATTTACTGATTGGAAAGAATGGCTATGTTGGTAAGTATGAAACTTATCTTGACCATGCTTCTTCTTATCGTTTTCAGTATTACACCAACTACGCAGACCTTGGTGATCAGAACATTACGTCAATCCTGAAGAAAATATCGGTAGTTGTCATTGGTGGAACAAACCAAGAGTTGATCATTAAGTGGTCATTTGATTTCTCAGGGCAATACTACTCCACTCAGGCGCAGATTCCTATATCAACCATTGCAGAGTATGGGGTTGCTGAATATGGTGCTAATGGTGTTCCAGTAGCGTATTACTCGCAAGGCATACAAATATCTACTCTTGTTGGACAAGCGTCAGGATACGGCAAGGTAGTGCAAACAGCGTATGAAGTGCAAATCAATGGTTCGGCTGTGAGTATTCAAAAGATTGAAATTCAGGCTAAAAACGGAAAACTTGGTTAAGGAATATATATGGGAAACTACACGAAAACCACCAATTTTGCGGCTAAAGATGCGCTTGCGTCTGGTAATGCCAATAAGGTTGTTAAGGGAACTGAGATTGATACTGAGTTCACCAACATTCAGACTGCTATTGCATCAAAGGCTGATGGAACATTTACGAACTTCTCGTTTGTGGAGACATCCAATGTTTTGTATATCTACAATTCCTCAACTGCCGTGGCAAAGATTGATTCTTCTGGCAACCTTACTGTGCTTGGCAACATCATTGCGAATGGAACTGTGTAATGAAAGCATCAGAAATCATCAAAGCAGATGCGGTCAAACGCAAAATTGACCCTAATAAAGCGTTACTTGCTGTAAATCAGTCTGTCAAGAACAAGTCTAGTATTTTGATGCAAGAGAACGATTCTGTTCTTTTGGTGCGTAAGATTAACCCAACATCAGCAGAAATTCATTTGTTTACTGAAGACAACCCTACGACATTGGCAAAGGCTGTTATTGGCTTTGTCAAAAGAGGTAAAGAACTAGGCATTAAGACTGTCTACGGCAAAGCAGATAACAAAGGAATTGTTGAACTGATGAAGCGTCTTGGTTTGGATGTACAAGCATCTGACTTGCCACAGTACAACTGGAAGGCAAATATATGAGAAATAGTCTTGCTTTATTAGGCATACCAGACCTCCCTATTCGTGCGTTTCTCCATGTGGGAGATAGAAAGATTCAACCCCAAGGCGGTGGCGGTGGAATTATCAATGAGATTATTGAAGCACCATCAAATCTAGTTAGTAGCGTTTCAGATGCGGCGGCTGATCTTGATGACACAGTAAATCAGGAAATCCCAGGCGGTTGGGCAACTGTTGCATCCGTTGCAGTACCTGTTGCCGCACCTTATATCCAAGCGGCTCAAGCGGCAGTTGCCTTAGACAAAGGTGCTAGTCTTGAAGATGTTGCCACAAACTATGCTATTAGCCAAGTTGCTGGTCAAGTTGGCGGTGCAGTTAATGCTGAAACAGGCTCGCAGTTTGCTGGCAATGTGGCTGGTAGCACTACATCAGGATTACTAAGTGGTGCAACACCAGAGCAAGCATTAGCAGGTGGTTTAACAAGTGGTGCAATTAGCCAAGTAACACCATCTGGCTTATTTACAACACCCACAACAACACCAACATCAACGCCAACACAAGATTATGTGCCTGAGTTAAATATTGGGCAAGGAACAACGGGAGCGACAAACATGGCAGATATAACTGATTATTTCAATACTGGTGAATCAGTAAGTGGGAATTATGGTGATCCTAACGCCATACAAAATAGTTTCTACGGCTATGGTGGTTTAGGCACAGAAGACCCGACAACTGGGTTTGGCTCAACACCGATGACACAAGCGCAAATAGATGCCACCATGCAAACGTTTGGTGGAACTAGCACTTTGGATACCGCTACACAAGCACTAATCAGACGAGCATTGGCGGCTGGTGGTAGTGCGGCTACAGGGGCAAGGAACTTCTTGTCTAGTTTGGGCGGAGGCATGAACTCCAACCTATTGCAAGGTGGAGCAGGAACTGCCGCTCAACTAATGCAATTACAAGCAAATAGAGAGGCGGCACAACAGGCACAGGCAAGGATAGGTCAGGCCACTCAGCAAGGCGTTGCGGGCGCACAGTTTAGACCAGTTGGCGTTACAACCCGTTTTGGTACATCACAGTTCCAAGTTGATCCAACTACAGGGCAATTGACAAGCGCAGGCTATACAGCCGCACCTGAGATTACTTCTGCCCAAAACAGGCTCATGGGATTGGGTGCTAGTTATCTAGCGCAGACTCCTGAAGAAGTTGCCCAACAATACATGGCAAAGCAATATGATTTGCTTGATCCCAGCCGTCAAAGACAATTAGCCGCCATTAGAAACCAACAATTCCAAACAGGTCGTGGCGGTTTGTCAGTAGGCTCTACTGGTTTGCGTCCAAGTGGCGCACAAGGCTTGATGGGTGCTAACCCTGAACTAGAAGCCTACTACAACGCTTTGGCACAACAAGATGCTCAGTTGGCGGCACAAGCGCAACAGGCGGGTCAACAACAAGTTGGGTTTGGAGCGGGCTTATTTGGACAAGCAGGGCAGTTAGAAAGCCTAGCACAGCAACCATTCTCACTAAGCCAAGGACTTGCCCAACAATCTGCATTAAGTGGTGCAAGGGCAGGAGAACTAGGCATCAGAGGTAATGTTTATGGTAATGCCATAGGTTTGTCTGGTGCTATGACAACTAACCCATTTGCAACAGTTCTTGGTGGACTGAGTAGCCCGACATCATTGTTAGCACAAGGTCTAGGTTCATACTTTGGCTCTTCTGCACCATCAAATGTTGGTGGTACTGGTAGCGTATTTAATACTGGCTACTATGACCCAACGCAACAGCAGTTTTAAGGAGTAATCATGGCAACAGATATAGTAGGTGGATTGTTTGGAATTACTCCTCAATCGTATGAAAGACAACAATACGAACAAGCATTAAGAGAAGGTCAAGCATTTGGTACGCCCCAAGGTCTTTACGCCTCTGCCGCACAACTAGGTCGTGCAGTTGGTGGCGCATTGGGTGCTGAAGACCCAACATTGCAAAAGATTTCTGCATTTCAAAACTTGGCTAGTCAAGCAGACCTATCTACACCAGAGGGGTATGTAACTTTTGGTAAGCAATTATTGGCTTCTGGCGATACGCAAAGAGGCATGGCGGCAATTCAAATGGGTCAGGAAATGGCAAAAAATGTTGCCGAAACTACTCAAAAGTATGCCCAAAGTGGTAAAGCATTAGCAGAAGCCCAAAAAATACAATTAGATTATTCTGATGAACAAGTTGCTAAAAGTACTGCAAGGTCTGCATTACAAGCGCAAAACGTAGATCAGTCTCAAATTGATGCGATTGTTAACAACAAAGACGCAAGAACTAGTTATTTAAAAGACATACAAGAAAAAACTCAAACAGTTGAGGCAGATGGTCGTGTCTTTTTAATATCAAAACAAGATGGAACAAAAATAGCAGATTTAGGAACAGCCCCAGAAAGAGGAACTAAAGTTTCTGTTGATACTAAACAACCATTAGAAGTTTCTAAAAATAAAACCGATTTAGCGGCAGAGATAGAAAAAGGTGCATTTAGTGCATCTGATCGTATTACATTGGCTCAAAACCTACGTAATTTATTGCCAAAAGCATTTGTTGGCGTAGGTAGTGATGTTGCGCTACAAGGCGCTAGGGTTGCCGAAGCACTTGGTATTGATGTGAAAGGTGTTGCACCATCGCAAATAATTGACACAATATTAAATGAAATGACAGTTGGCAAGGCTGGTGAACTTAAAGGTGCTTTGTCTGACAAGGATAGGGAATTCTTGAAGGCAACAATTGGTACTCGTGGATTATCAATAAAAACTCTGAACTATGTTGCAGATGAAATTGAACGTAGGGCAAGCATAGACAGAAAGTTAAATACTAGAGTCAATGAGGCTATCAGGGGCAAAAAGAGTTTAAATGAAATAGATTTTGCAGAAGAACGCTCTCAGGCTTCTAAAGATGTTGAAAAAGACCTAGCAAGATTGCGAGAACTGCGTCAAAAAGCAGGTCAACAATAATACATATTTAGGGATAAATCATGGCACTTACAGCAGAAGAACAAGCAGAACTTGATACTTTAGAGGCTAGTTATGGAGGCTCTGGATCAGTTTTAAGTCCAAAGTATGAACCAAGAACTTTTGCACAAGAGTTTGGTACTGCTGTCAAAGAAAGTCTCCCAGACATAGGTGGTTTGGTTGGTGGTGCTATTGGCGTTGCAACTACTAAAACGCCATTAGGTGCAACTGCTGGAAGAACAGCGGGAACAATGGCGATTAGAAGTATGTTGGGTAGTGGCGCTGGCGCATTAACTGGTACTGTTGCTAAACAAAAGGTTGATGAAATTATGGGCAAACCAATGGGGTTAGAGCCTCAGTTTGCAGAGCAGTTAACCAATGCTGTAACGAATATGGCATTTGATGCCGCAGGAAATGTAGTTTTTGACTTAGGTGGTAAAGCATTTAGGATTGCTAAAAATAATATGCCTGATCTTGGGATATTTGGGTCTACATTGCCCAAAGATGCCCAAATGAAATTACAGGTTCAAAGACTCTTAGAAAAAGAAGGTGGCTCTTTAACTAAATATCAAGTAGAGCCAACTGCTACACGAGGAATAACTGAATCAGTTGGTCGTGCTGGTATTTCTGGCAGAGGAATATTTGATGAGTTAGATAAAGCAAATTTACAGGCGTTAACAGCAAAAAGAAACGAAGTCTTAGACGATATTTCTAGTAGAACATTAACTGATTTAGAGTCTGGTGCTTTATACAAAGATGTAATTGGAAATGCACAAGATAGTTTAAGTCTTGCCGCAAGAGAGGCTTATGCTCAAATAAATGAGCGAGGAAAAGATGTATTGGTTAATTCATCTGCCTTGGCAAATAAGGCTCAACAACAACTAGATAATGCCGCCAAAATATCTAAAACGGGCGATCCGTCAACAAGTCTTGGCAATGAGGTCACATCACAGTTGAGGGCTATTTCTGACCTTAAAGATGAAATTACCTTTGCTGATGCACATGAATTTAGATCAAATTTAAATAAGCAACTAAGAGAGGCTAAATCTGAGTTTGGAGCAAACTCGCCTAAAGTTGCAACTTTGACTCAGGCGGTTATTTCTATTGAAAAAGCAATGGATGATGCCGCTACTAAGTTAAGCCCTGCACTTAAAAAAGCATACGATGAAAACTCTGCTTTTTATAGGTCTAGCATTACTGAGTTATTCCCAACAACCTTGGCTAAGTTGAACAACAAGACAGCAGAGCGTGTTGGAGAAACAATATTTCAGACAGGCAATGTTTCTGAGATAAAAGATTTCTACACATCTCTTGATAGGGCAAAGAAACTTAATCCTGATTTAGACGTTAATCTTGTCAAAACATCTGTCCAAAAAGGATATTTAAGTAGTATTCTTGGAGAAGAAGGAACAGATGTATCTGTTACGAGTCTAATAAATTTACAAAAGAAACTACAAACAGACAAAAAGTTCAACAGGACATTTAATGAAGCAGTTTCACCTGAAGTTAGATCAAATGTTGAAGTCCTTGCAAATGCCGCAAAACTAAGCCAGACAAAGCCACAGAATACCTTTAGTTTGGCAATCAATTCAGCGCAAGCAAATCAGATTAGTGGTGCAGTTCAGGCAATATTGGCGGCAGGCGGTGCTGGTTATGCTTACAGCGAATTAGGTACGGCTGGCGCTGTTTTGGCGGGTGGTGGCTTGCTTATGGCTCCAAGAGTCTTGGCAAAAATGGCAACTAATCGTGATGCAATTAAAGACATATTAAAAGCAGAAAGTGCTTATGCAAAGATTGCTGATCTTCCTCAACCAAGTCAAAAGCCACAGTTATTGAAAACTATTGGCTTGCTCAATCAAGCATACGATAAGGCTGGAGTCACACAAGACGACTTTACGCCTCCAAAACCTGCAAATGTTGGCCTTGGGCTTACGCCTGAAGAACAAAAAGAACTTGATGAACTTGAGTCAAAGTATAAATAGGAGATACCCATTGATCCTTTTTCTCTCCTCATGTTGGCGCAAGGTGCAGTTGGCTTTATTAAGCAAGGCTGTGCAATGCTCCATGAGGGGCGCATGGAACTTGAAGGTGCTAAGAAGACAGTTGAAGGCGTACTTGCAGATGTCAAGGCAATCAAGGGCATTTGGCAGTGGCTCATTGGCTTACTTAGCGGAAAGCCCAAGTCCAAGCCAACAGAAGAAGCCCCCAAGCCTCTGGCGAAAGCGAAAACCGCTTCCAAGAAACAACAGTCTTATGAGGAGATGGAACTCTTACTCATTAAGGACATTGGTGAGAAACTTGGTCTTTTATTCGATACACAACAGCAAATCAACAATTACTATCGGTCATTAGAGGAAGAATCAAAGAATGTCTATGATCCTGACCAAAATAGTAGCAAGAAAGCGATTGAGAGGACTCTAATTGAGTTGCAACTTGAGAAACTGATGGAACAAGTAAGGGAGGCGATGGTGTATGCGCCCTCTGAGTTGAAAGACTTGTATGGCAGATTCTTGAAGATGTATGCAAAAATTGAGCAAGAGCAAGAGTGGGCGAGATCGGAGATGATCCGAAGGGCAAGGATAGAGCGTTGGAGACAAGAACAAAGGGAGATTCGCCAGATTGAGATGATAAGTGGATTGGTTGCTGTTGGGTTTATTTCATTGATCTTTGGGTGGCTGATGTGGCAACTGCAAAACTTATCTGGTGGGTTTTAATTGGAGTGATGCTCTGTGTTGTCGTAGGTGCAACCTCAATGGCTTATGTGGAAACTCTTTACATGAAAGCACAACTCAAGCGAGAGATGAAAGAATTGCGTAAATTGAAACAAGAACTGAAAGAAACCAAATGAAGTATTTGTTAATACTGTTACTTTTGATTGGTTGCAAAGATTCTTACCGATATTTTTGCCAGAATCCTAAGAATTTCTCTGCCAAACAATGTCAGCGTCCCGATTGCCAATTCACCCAAGATTGTCCTGATTACCTCGTAGCACCTATATTGGAGAAACAAGTTGTCCAACAACCCCCACAAATTCCAAGTCAATCGGCTTCTGACGCAAGATGAGATAGAGGTCAGGGTTTGGGCTTTAGTAGTCCTTATCGTGACTGTTATCTTGGCTGGCATTGTGTTCTTTATGCTGTATAGCGTTACCTTTGTTACTCAGCCTATCAAGAGCATGGCTCCGATTGATCAGGGTTATCTCAAGATGCTCAACGATATCGTATTGCTCATTGTTGGCGGCATTGGTGGCGTGATGTCTCGTAAGGGTGTGCAGACATTGGCCGAGAAGATGGCAACGCCTACAACGCCCCCTGTAACGCCTCCTAGCACCCCTACAACGCCTCCACCACCATCTACCTCTACTTGGGTGTCATCTGGTGCTATGCCAGCATGGGTGAACCCTCCTTTAGATGAGGAATGGAGAGCACCACCACCGCCTACTACTCCACCTGACTATATTGACCCTGAGAAAGAGAAAATAGCCAATGAGAGGGCATTAGCGAGGGCTGATCAATGATTCCTAATCCTTGGGTAATCTTAGGCGTTCTATTGGCTTTAGCAGGCTTTTATGGCTATGGACACCATAAAGGGTGGGATGATCGTGATATTGAGATGCAAGCAGAGATTGCTGTCAAGAACGAAGAAGCCCGTGTAAAAGAGCAAGAACTCACCAAACAACTTACTGAAAACTCAACTAAATTGATGGAGGCAAACAATGCCATTACTGAAAAACAGTCTAGTCTTGATCGTGCTATTCGTGCTGGTAGGGTGCGCCTCCCGACCCCAAGTTGCGTACAAACCAGTTCAAATACCCCCGTTGCCAGTGGAAATAGCAACCAAACGGGAAGCCAACCTAACGGACAGACTAACTCAACTGCTGACGAAGCAGACAGAGCAACCCTTGCCGCCATCGCAGAAATAGTAGCCCAAGGGGATAGAAACACATTGCAGTTAAATGCGTGTATATCAGCCTACCAAGCAGTAATGGAGAAAGTAAATGACAGTAAACGCTGACCAATTGGTAAAACTACACATTGATCCTAGTTTGGAAGGTGTCTTTAGAGAAACATTCCAGAAGTGGAATATAAACACAGTTAGACAACAAGCGGCTTTCATTGCTCAATGCGGACATGAGTGCAATAACTTCAAAACCATTGAAGAAAACTTGATGTATCGGGCTGAGACATTGCTCAAGTTGTTTCCCAAAACACCAAAAAGGGCATGGGGATTTACGCCTGAAGAAGCCAAAGCATACGAAAAACAACCTAAACGCATTGCCAACAGGATTTACGGCAATCGCATGGGAAACAGGGATGAAGCCTCTGGTGACGGGTATCGGTTTCGTGGATCAGGCTGGTTACAGTTGACGGGACACGATAATTTCTACCATGCAGGCAAGGCTTGTGGTGTTGACTTTGTAATGCAACCTGACCTAGTAAGAACTGCTCAATATGCCGCCATAAGTGCTGGCTGGTATTGGGCAACTCATAACTGTAATCAGATTGCTGAGTCTGGAGATTGGCTAGCCTTAACCAAACGGATAAATGGCGGGACTATTGGACTAGACGATAGGATTAAACACACAAATCATGCACTTGAAGTTTTAGGCGCATAAGTTCTTTTTCCTTTTTTTCCCTAGCAATCTTTGCTTCTGCAACAGTTTCATAACTTCCAAGATAGTGTCTTTTATTGTCAAAGATAAGTTGCACGACCCACTTGCTTGACCTTGTGTCTTTCATAACTCCTGTTACGCCACTAGAGTTATGCTTTCTAACACCAATATTTAGTTGATTTATTGAGTTATCAACATCCCTAAGATTGGCAATCCTATTGTCTGTTTTTATCCTATTTATGTGATCTATTTGACCTTTTGGAAATTCTCCATAAACATACAACCAAGCAAGTCTGTGCGCCAAATAATTATATGAATCAATCATTATTTGAACATAACCCTTGTTTTGTGGAGAGCCAGATATAGAGCCAGCCTTGTATCTAGTCTTAGTAGAAACTCTTGTAAACAATCCAGTTTCAAGATCATAAGAAAGAACTTCTTTTAATCGAGATTGAGTTAGCATCTTTTTTTCCATAAGTTAGTCTTTGTCCCAACTTATGTATAGGACTGCACCTATTACGATAACACCGATGCAGACACCCATACCAAGCAAAACAATGATGGTAAGTAGGCTTTCCATCACTTAATCCTGTTCTTGATTACGTCCTCAAAGCACTTAAAGAGGGTTAGGACTGCACTTACAAAGGCAGGTGCAATCATCCCTGCTATGAAAATTAAGACTTCACTCATACTTTGACCTTTAAGATACGTTGCTGTTTGCCTGACATTCCTGCCCTTGTCAGACCCGTATCCTCAATATACCCCTTTTCTAGCAGTCCTTTGAATCGTGCTGTGACGCTAGAGTAGGGCTTGCCTGGCAACTTAGCCAATACCTCGTCTTGGATACAGCCATCAGGGAATGTGGCAATGGTCTCGTAAACCAACTGTTCTAGGTTAGTTGTGTTTACCCCTTGTGCCGCTTGTTTGCTTGTTGGTGGCGAGTCTTTCCTTGCCAACTTAAACGCTGGTGAACCAAAGAACTTTTCTACTTCACCACCAAACCATGTTTTGTCTAATAAACTCATATTTACTCCTGTTAAAAATTAGGTGGGCTACTAAGTCTGCACCGACATTTGGGAGTCCAAACCTGTTGTGTCAGCATCCGTCCGTTCGCCCGTTGTTCACACTTTAGAATGGAATCAGATCGTCATCAATATTTTTAGGCATAGGCTTGCTTGCTGGTGGCTGTGCATCTCGCGGAGAGACTGCCAAACCAAGAAATTTGCCATTCTTGCCTTCTTTTACCCATGCTGATAGCCAATATTCCTGACCATCTACCATCATGTTCCCTTTGTAATTAGGTGCTTTCTCATTGTCTTTTTTGTCATTAGCAAAAAGAACCCCAGAGTTATCGCGCTTTTCCATATTAAACCTCTATCTTATTTACTTTGTTAACTTTGTCATCTAGTTCAGCCAAGAACTTGACAACCTCTTTTTCCAACTTTGCAATGTAATCATCATCACGGGGAATCCGCTTAACAACTAACTGCAAATGCTCTGGAAACCTTGGGTCATAGGAGCATAAGTCTGTATAACTACGCCCTGTTACCGCCATCTGCCATTGAACTTGGGGCATATATTGGTCATCAATACCACCTAGTATGCTTTCCAAGTGTGTGTGGCTCATGGGTGCTTTGAGTTCAACTAAACCATCGTCCATCACCAGTCCATCAGGACTAGCACCAGACATAGGGATTGTTGGATGGTCTATGAACGCCACCTGCTCAACAAGGGTGCTTGCATATCCCTCGTATTTTGCTCTAGCAAAAGGCTCTTGCTCCGTTCCCCAAGTCATTGCTTCATTGATATACGAATCGGCAACTGTATTGGTAATTCTCTCCAACAATAGTTGCGTCATGTATTTATCTCTGCTTGTTGCATAACCAGACTTGGTGGTGGCAATGATGTCTTTTACTCGACTAGCAGTAACTTTGCCTAGACGCAACATTTTCCAAGCATCTGTGCCTTGTACGATTTCTTCACTCATTTCAGCACCTTCTTCTTGGCATTGGTAGCGGCAATCATCTTTGTTTGCCATGCCTTGTTTCCATCGCAATCCGCAAATGCCCTGATATAGATGTCTTTTAATTCATCAAGGGTTATGGTGGCTTCAATAGCCGCAATGTAGTCAAGCATCTTGCCTTCATCTGGAGTGCCTTCCTCAACAGCATTAGGGTCTGTTATAGCGTCTAACGCATCATGTTCAACAATGTGTAGCACCGACACCCAAAGATAGCGCGTAAGGTAGGTCTGGACAGCGCCAAGGTTTTGCACTTCATGGCAACCTTTGAGGGCGGCTGAAGACATAGGGCTTGTGAAGACGATGATCTCGTCAGGCTTTTCTGTATTGACAACAATGAACTCAGCAATCTCTTTTCCAAAACGAATAATGGAAGTAAGACCTACCTCGTTAAAGATTTCAATTGCGGGGATTACGAAATCACCTAACTCAAAATAGTTGTAGCCAGCAAACTTGTTGTGACCAGACTTCTTGAGGGCTTTCTTGTGGAACTTGGCTCTAGCCTCATTCAGTTTTTGATATACATTCATATTAACTCCTTTTTAAATTAACGCCAAGTACGATGTACTTCTGCAACTTTTTCCATGCCATCATATTCATCAATTTCCCACTCAACTTTATCAGGAATATTGACAACTTTTAAATCTGCAAATCTTCCACTTGCTTTATCACTCCCTAATTCTTCTACTACTTTAATCAAAGCCTCATCATTACGAGGTATTTCGTCATCATAAAGTCTTTCACTACGCCATTGTTCGTTTAGTTTCTGACGCTCCTCAATAGGCAATTCGTGCCAATTTTCTACATTCTCTGAAGTGCGTTGATGCGGGGGAACTGTGTTATATCGAATAAATCCATACTTTGTTTCTTCTGGATACAACTTGATATTTTTGATTTCAGCATATCTAAGCATTGCTTCATGCGATAAACCAAAACCTCCATGACACGTATTGATAACTACTTTCATCATTAACTCCTATTGTTTTGTTGACTCTGTTTAACTTGCTGTTCGCCTATCCAATGTGCCAACATCGTCAGATCGTTTTGGATGCTGTTGATGTCAAACACAAACCCATCATACTTCTTGTTCAAGCATTTCTTCTCTAGGGTTTTCACCGATTGTTCTATTCTCATAAGGATGGTTGAGTAGTCGTTCAAAAGTATCTCCAAATTGCGTATGCGACCATGCTGATGACAGCAATGAGTGCAAACAAAACGGGTAAATCATTGATATGCGGTGCTGAGTAATACGCACCCTCAAATATGCCTTCATTGACATAATCCTTTGGGAACGCTTCCTGTAATGTTCTGCTAAAACATCTTGTTGTTGGGTTGAAATCATCCATTGAGAATCTCCTGTGCTATTTGTTTTTGATCATTGGGAAACAAGTATTTGAACTCTACGAAGTGGTTTTCATAGCAACAAGTAATCTTCTCGCCTTGTGGCTCTAAGCAATAACAACAGTAGTAAACTTCTGCTTGATCTTCATAGATGGCTTGTAGTTTGTCTTTGATTTTCATGCTTGTCCCCTTGCTCTGATTGCTTCTGCATTACTAGCAAGAAGCATCCATGCAACAGTATCTACGCCACATTTGTTAGCGTTTTCTTCTACTATGTTTGCACACGCCTCTCTTTCTTCTTTTGCGCCAGACAAATATGCCAAGTCTGCTTTTTCATTGAATACTTTTATAAGCCTTTCATTGGTTTCAGACCAATCAGCATTTACTTTCTCTGCTACCAGTTTGGCAAAGCGTTCAAACGCAATTGGTGTCATTTCAATGATTGCTTCTGGTAGTCCCGCCTGTCTAGCCATCTCAATGATTTCATCTTGTGTCATTTAGCCTCCAGAACTTTTATGCGTTGCTCTAATTTGGCAACCAAGGCTTCTAGGTCTTTGATGCGATCTAACAGCATATCCTTGTATGTGTACTCGCTCTTTCGGTATGGGGCTGTAATGCCCACAGTAGGTCTATCCATCATTAACTCCTGTTTTAAAAAATATTAACTCTTCATTGCCCTCACAAATGCGGCATAACTAGCGGCTGTGTCCCCAAAGGGTAACTTAGCCAACTCAACCGCCACCTCCTCCAACACATCATTACGAAGTAGTAATGGGTCATTACTTGTTTGTAATGTGCGTAGATTCTCTGTCAAATCCCTGACCAATGCTCGTTGAATAGTGCCATCTGTAACGCCAGTAGAAATCTTCTTTTGTTCAGCAAGGTATGCCATGTTTCTGATCTGGTCAGTCACATCAAACTCCAATTCATCAAATGCTTGGTCAAGTTTTTCGTTCATTTATTAACTCCTCAAGTTTTCCTTTGAGATCATAGTAGCCATTTGTTGTTGCGCCTACCATGACTGCAAGATCGCCAATCTTTTGCTTTAGTTGTCCAATCTGGAAACGCAATTCATTGATTTCTTGTTGAGTCTCAAAGTCCATTACTCTCTCACCCTGATAGTGTCAACAATGTTTTGTGCAAGATGCTGTTCTTTCACCATGTTGAAGATGATGGAAGCAATAACATCTCTTTCATGTTCAGCACCTAAGTCAAATGCGTTTGCCATGCCTGTGACTGTATTCTCATTACAAGCCGCCATGCGTAAGTGCTGAATCATCTCTTGTTTAGTCAAAGCATTGCTCCCATTCTTTGTGCCAGTTCGTTGTTATGTCTCGCATCTCATCCATTGCTTTGTTTTCACAATGGTTGTATTGCTTGCGACTTATATCGTAGGTGATATGTTTATCTTGCTCATCAAATACGGCAAAGTCAATCTCGTAGTCATCGCTGTGGTCAGGGTCTAACTCATCGCCAGGTGTCAGTATGTCAAAACACACCAAGCACTCGCCAATGCCTTCCAAGTAGACACAGATTTGATATTTAAAGTCTTTAGGTTTTACCGACATCATTCACTCCTTTTTAAGTTGGTGAGAGGATTGTCAATGATTAAAAAAGGCTTGTGAACTAGGATAAACCCTATATTGACAAACTATTTTTAAAGATAGTATTGCCTGTCAAAAGGAGACTTACATGGAACTAAAACTTGGTCACATGACCATACTCAAAAGGTTAGCATATTCATCTTGTTCACTCAAGGACTTCACCCATGCCTCTCAAGGCGTAGGCAACCAAGGTCATCACTATGAGAAGTATCTAAGCGACATAGAGAATTGGGGCTATGCGGTATTGATAGGAGACTACTACCACATCACAGGATTTGGGGTTGCCAAGGTAGAAGAGAAGAAGATGCCCAGACCAGTTGCCACCAAGATAAGCGCAGGCACAACCACAGAACTCTATGACGGGGCTGACTTGAAACAAAGTGGCATCAGAGAGGGTGCGTTTGATTTTTTACAATACCCTAGTAAATTTGGGGACAATTTGGTTTATCCAAGAGTTTCCCTATAATAGTTTGAAACACGGCTAGGGTAGCCCCCGAAAAGAAGACTCTGATACCTTCCTGCCGATCTTGTTTTGTATCAGCAACCGACATCAGTAAGGTTAAACAGTGGCAACACTAACTCTCAAAAAAACCAAGCCTACGCTTGCGTCAGACAAACCAATAAATAATTTAATCGGTAAATTTGCTGTTATGCGCCATGCTCGTAACAGTCATAGTATTCGATTTACTTGTGTCCATGACACTTACGAAATAGCAGAAAAAGAGGCTAAACGCCTTTTGCTTGATGCCCAAACAGAGAGATATCTAATTGTTTATGTTTCTGGTGGGGTTGAGTAATGCACTATTACCAATTCAACATAGGCGACTACATCAAGAACACCTTGCATCTTTCTATTGAAGAAGACCTTGCATATAGGCGTTTGCTTGACTTTTACTACGATTCTGAACAACCAATACCCAACGATATCCCGTGGGTTTCCCGTAGGTTAAGGATGGGTTCTGACATCATTCAGTCAGTCCTAAACGAGTTTTTTGTTTTAACAGAAAAAGGTTATTCCAACCATCGTGCTGACCTAGAAATAGAGAGTTATCACGAATACATGGCTAAACAAAAAGCAAATGGTATGAAGGGTGGAAGACCTAAAAAAACCCAACCTAAACCCACCGCTAACCCAAGCCAAACCCAAAATAACCCTAAACAAGAACCACTAACCACTAACCAAGAACCAATAACCAATATTAAAGAAGGTAAACCTTCTTTGTCTGGAACTACGTTCCCGCCATGTCCGCATACCGAGTTATTAAAACTATGGGGAAAGAATTTGCCACACCTTACTCAACCTAGAACTTGGGAAGGCAACAGACAGGCCAACATGAGGCAGAGGTGGATTCAGGCTGGAAAACCATCTGCTTACTCGCTTGAGGGCTACAAAACCACAGAGGATGGCTTGAAGTGGTGGGATTCATTCTTTGGATACATTGCTAACGACACCTCATTGGCAAAAGGCTTTGAGGCCAAAGGCAGAACTTGGTTGCCAGACCTTGAGTGGGTGGTAAATGCCACTAATTTTCAGAAAATCATTGATGGGAAATACACAAAATGACCTTTGCTAAACCAGAAAAAGACAATTATCGTGGCGGGAAAATAGATAACGATTTTCCGCCCCCTTCTAAACCTTGCTCAGAATGTAGGCAGATGACTCCACACGAAGCCTTGATGACCTATGGTGCTAGGTGCATGGCTTGTTATGACTCATATTGCCGACAAACCCCGTCATACATGGCAGAACCCAACAAATACCCAAATGACCCTAGAGGATGGGCAAAACGTATTATTGATAAACACAATGAAGGCAGACCAGTTGCCAAAATAGCCTTGGAATTTGCAAGGGATGTTTTGAAATGACCATAAATGACGCAAACCGAATCCTTGACAGAATCAGAGAAGGCTATCCAATGCCCTTGGCTATCACAACTCAAGCCCTACAACGGACAGGAGACATTTCAGGACTATCTGATAAACCATTACGCACTAATGGCGATGAACCCAAAGACGATAGAACAAGCCCGATGGAGAACTCAGGAACTAAAGAAGGATTTTCCTACTCTAGATATCTCGATTGCCAATAGAATCAAGGAGTTAAAGAATGAAATGCCCTAAGTGTCAATCAGACAAAAACAGGATTACAGAGACAATCCAACATGAGGAATTCACCTATCGCAGACGAATGTGCAATATTTGCTTTACCCTTTTCAGGACAAAGGAGGAGGTATTTAAAGGCGTATTGCCACAAAAGCCCCGTAAATTGATAGAGCCAAAGCAGACAGAGTATCAAAAGCACTTTGCGACTGATTTGCTTAAGAGGTTCTGGAAATGAGTGTGTTCTGCGGGGTTGACCCTGCAAGTGCCACAGGCGCAGTCGGAGTGCTTGATTCACAGGGTAATTACCTTGAGTGTTTCATGATTGAACACCAAGACAAGCACATTCGTGCAATGGTGCTCAAAAACGCATTATTGAGGGCAATAGACCCAAAGGAAGGGGCAGAGATAGCAATAGAGATGCTATACAGTCGCCCAGGACAATCAGCCTCCGCCATGTGGACATTTGCAAGGGCAGTCGGTGCAATAACCGCCATTTGTGAATTAACCAATTATCCATGTCACATGGTGCGCCCCCAAGTGTGGAAAAAGTTTTATCACATACACGATAAAGACGATTCGCTAGACATAGCCCGTATGTTTTGGCCTGAAGCCCCATTAAAGCGAAAGAAGGATAACAACCTAGCAGAAGCCCTACTAATCGGGGATTACTGGCGACAACAAGTAATGGGGTTAAGAGATGACAAAACCAGAGCCAAAACATAACCTAATCCGATTCTCAGAGAAAGAACGGGAGATTATGCGAACCATTGGAGGCGGTAACATCTCAGAAGGCGCAAGAATTTGCGTAATGTGGGGCGCACATTTTTGGAATTTAGGGCTTAATACTGAGATGGATTTGAAGCACATCGGCTTGGTGACTGTTTCCAGCACCGACAAATACCCGCACGAATAGGGCTAAAACGCATTAAAACACCCCTAGAAGGCTCTCAAAATTTTAGGGCGCTATGGTGGTGGCGTCATTGGGGCTTATATGGCTTAAAAATAGGCAAAGAAAAACCGCCCGAAGGCGGTGGTAAGTGAGTGCTTACTAACTTATTCTAGTGCTCCTCCAAGAATTGCATCTAATGCCCAGAAAATTGTATGTTTATCGGGCGTTTTTCCGCTTTTAATCTCATAGGTCACATGGTCGGCAATGTATCGGGAAACTTGCCACAATTCGTCTTCCGTGAGGTTTGCTAAGTTATCCGCATAGTGTTCATTTATTTCCATGTTAAACCTCACAATTCATAGTTACATAACTAGGTGCATCTTCCCGTTCTAGAATTTCTACTTTCATGTTTGTTGCCACTTGCAATTCAGATGCAACAGCGTGAATTAACTCTTTAAAATCATGACTATTAAAGTATTCATCTAAATTGTTAAGTGTGGCAAATAGGGCAAAATCCCCATCATCACGGGTAAAACCGATAGAAACTGTTTTCATTTATTAACTCCTTTTTATTTGCGTTTGAGAATGATTTGTAAGATTAAAGCAATAGTGGCATAAATCAAAATATGCCCCTGAATTGCTCTAAAGTTAGGTAGCGGGCAAAATATTCGTCACCCAATTTTTTAAAGCAAGCATAAATAGGGTATCCCTCTGCATTGTCGCTGTGTGCTTCACCTACTAAAAAAGCCCGTCTAATCATTGCCCTAGGCGGCAAAACCTCTAACATCTCCCAATACATTTTTTCCGTTGTAGGTATCCAATCATTCGGGTTTGATTGCATGGCATCCCACAAAGGCTGCCACTCTAAAGGGTTGTTTTCCAGAGTTGTATTCATGCTGTAACTCCCTCAGTCAATTCGTTGATTCTTTCGCACAAGTCCCGCAAGTTATAGCATTGGAAAACAATACCGCCGCCATATTGTTTGTTGTGGAATTTACGGCCACCAAGAGTTTTAGCCCTTGCAAGTGCTAAGTTATATTTTTGACTAACGTCAATCCAAGGGTTAGCGTTTAACTCTTTAGGACAATTTAGGTTTAGAAAATGGCATACATGACGGGGATTCCCGTTGATGTCATTTTTTACCCGTGTGAAGTCGTTTTCTTTTATCATATTTACACCCATTAAAAAGATTAAAAAACCCCATGCCCTAGAACTAAGGCATAGGCCATAAACCCCTATTTCTAAGGGTTTACAGTCTCAGGGATTAAGCCGTTGCCGTCTCAGTCTCTACGGGCTTAACAGTAGGTTTAAAACACCATTGTGGAATTGATACGCCGCCGCCGTCACGCATGGGCATAATAACGCCGATAAAGTTATCAACCCCGATATTAACCAGGCCACTATTGTTGCCCCGTTGCAAAATGGATACAGTAGGCGTTGCGCCTTTTTTGCTCTCTTTTATATCTTGCGCCGCTTGGTGAAATGCCAATACGTATTCAGGGTTATAGCAAGCGGGCGCAATATCATCATCTTTTAAGACTAAGGGCAACACTCTATCGCAATCGGGAAAATTCCCGTCTAATGCTTGGAATGTTTGCTCACCAGTAGGCGTTATAACGTGAATTTTTACGCCGTCAATAGTGAAATGCAATATTTCATTGGCATTTTTAGCAGTTCCAATAAGGGCTTTTAGTGCGTCATTACCGATAATAACGCTAGATTTTTCCCTTGGTGCGTCATCTATCAACAAACGCCCTAGCATATGCCCGTTTGTAGATTCTAGATAAGTGCCCCGATTATTTTGCACTACATGGATACCGCATAAGTAATAACGCATATCCTTAGTAGAACTAAAACGATTAAGGGCTTTTAACTCTTTACGCATAACTGAAAATTTCATATTGACACCTATTAAAAAACCCTAGGGAAATTCCTAGGCCACTAACCCCTAGTTAAAAGGGTTAGCAGTCTAAAAATTAGAATGTTAAACAATCAAAGTATGCAAGCAGTAGGGTAACCCATGCTATACAAAAAACAAGGCCACAAAGGGTTTCATATAAGAATTGACGCATAATTAACACCTATTAAGAGTTTTTAGCCAATAGATTAAATGATTTTAGGTAATCCCTTGCACCAGAGTAAGTATCGGCCATTATTTTGTCGCATAGTTGCCCGTTTTTATACAGTTTGACTATGTAGTAACCATTGTATGCAATGCGCTCGAATGTAGTGTAATTCCCGTTTTTTTGTTCAGTAATTTTCATTGTTAACACCTATTTAGTTAGTTGATTGAGATTGATAGTTTAGGGATTGTTAGCCCCTAAACAATAGGGATAAACCCTTGTTATACCTTGTTAGCCCATGCAAGGCCACTAGGTGTAGCATGGTAAACATGACAATCATAGTCATGCGTTAAAAACCCGTGTTTAACCAGAGTATCCATAATTGAATTGAACTGGTTAAGACTAGCACCATGCCCCATTAGTGCACTATAAATAATGCCACTTGGTGCACCAGTAGGGCTAAGATTAGCCGATTCTATGATTCCCTTACCTATGCTTTGCAATGCTTTAATTTGTTGATTAGTCATGTAACACCTATTAAAAAAAGATTGATTAAAACCCTAGATTGTGAAACCTAGGCCATAAGCCCCTAGAGTTAACCAAGGGCTTACAGTCTATGCTTTACTGTATAGAATCAGTTTGTGAAACGTGAAAAACCGATACGCTACGCACTAACTTGCTAGGTTTACCCGTTTCCTTGGATTCTGTATCTATCCAAGTAACGCATTTAACACCCGTTTCCCCTTTTCTAACTTGACGCCCTAAGGCTAACCATGCTTTATAGGTAAACACGTTTTCCCTAGGGATAATGTCATTGTGTGCGATACCCTTGGATGCAAAACCACTAAGGATAGTTTGATAGTTAAGTAAGGAATCCCCTTGTTTAGCACGATTAAGAGATTCTAGGGATTGTGTTGTTTTATCCATTGTGACACCTATTAAAAGATAACCTAGGAAAATACCTAGGGCGTTAGCCCCTAGTGATAAGGGCTAAAAACCTAGAATTTAACTTGTGTGATGATTAAAAAGAATCTGCTCTACATTACTCAGAATCAATTTTGCTTGTGTTAGTTGACGGGTGACAATGTTCTCTATCATTACACTATTCCTAGTGTTGCTATTTTCTAGTTCAATAATTCTATTTCCTAAAATTACTGATAACTCTGATAACTCTGAGATTTTGAGATTAAGTGTTGTCATGTTAAAGCCTATTAAGTTAGTTAAAAACACACTAGATTAAATAACCTAGTGCTACTACTATAACGTCACCACTACAATAAAGTAACTAGGACAAACCCTAAGTTATCTACAATAATTCCTATCGGTTTCCCTATATTGATAGTCAATTACTATTGTAATACTTTATTACTTATGATTAGTAGTGGTGAACTATTGTGCATGGGTTTATAGGTGTGTGCATTATGGTGCATGACCCTAATATGCTAAGTTAGTGAGTGCTCACTTACCACCAAGTTAGCGTCTACTAACCTGCTAAGTTAGTGTGTGCTTACTTGCTTGCTTAGTTAGTGACTACTAACATGGTAGTTAGTTAGTGCTTACTCCGCATAAGTTAGTGTGCGCTTACTTCGATGTTAGTTAGTGCTTACTTTTGTATGGGGGGGAGGGGGTAGTCGTGCTGTGGAATATTTGTGGGAGCCTCCTACCCACACGAGAAGGTAAATTGGAATGTATAGAAAACTAAGGAATCTATACAGGTAGCAAAGGACGTGTATAGCAAAGTAGGTAATCAGTAAGGGTGGGACTTAAGTTTCATTTGGGCGCAAGACGGCTACCCGATGCTTTTATTGGGTAAAAAAATAAAGATTAACAGAAGGCTGATTAGAGTGTCTGCCACTTAGAGAGCCTACTTCTAGGCTATGTCTGGGGTTCAAGCCAGCGTTCCAAGCGGTCATCACAGGGGTTTACAGGATTGCCCTCTGTGGAGTCGGGTAGCGGAACCGACACTCATTCTGGTTAACACCTATTGACGAACACATCATATTAGAAAATGAACCCAGTATCAAGGGCTTTCATTAACTTCTTTGTCTTTTTCTTTTGTTTACGCTTTTCCCGTCTGATAGACAAAGGATTTGAGAGATTCTTCTTCTCTGTTGATAAGCCAAGTGCTTGGTCAGAGATTGAGCCTTTCCAATGGTGGATGGCTATGGCTAGGCGTTGCCGTCTGCGGATAGTTGCCTGTTCTTCTGGAGACAATTCTATGGACATAAAAAAAGCCCTTTAGGTGTGGCATAGTCGCACCCCCGAATAAACGAGGCTATACCACTTCTAAAAGGCTTCACTTGGTGCGATCAAGTGGTTCTAGTATATCAGGGATTACCCTATTGTTCAACAAATAAATCTAGTTCATAATGTGGTTGCCAACACGCATGGAGATTGTGTTTGACGCTATGCACATAGCATAGAGAGTCAGTAGTCTCCAGCCGTGTTAGCAAACTTCCCCTTTGTGGACAAAAGTATATGAATCAAACTAAACCCCGTGGTAGACCAAAAGGTTCTACAAACAAGCAGTTCTCCCTTACCAGTTATGCTGATAAGCCTGAACTTATCACTCTGCCCAAGACTGAGACTGCCCAACTAAAAGAGTTAAAGAACCTCCTGATAAACAGCGCAGGTTCTAGAGTTGTCCACAAGGCGGTAGAGATTGCCATGAATGACGAACACCCTGCCCAACTAGCCGCCATTAAGTTGTGTATGGACAGAATGTTACCCGTCAGTATGTTCGAGAAAGAAGGAAAGCATAGGTCGGCTGTAAATATTACGATTAGCGGAATTGGTGGTGTTGAGATTGGGCAAGCCAATACAATAGATGCCGAGGATGTAGAGGATAAGAATGAGTGACCTAAATTTCAGTCTTCTGCCGTGGCAACAAACAGTTTTTGCCGATTCCACGAGGTTCAAGGTTATTGCCGCTGGTAGGCGGTGTGGCAAGTCTAGATTGGCGGCGGTTACCCTTTTGATTGAGGCTTTACGTTGTCCAACAGGTTCTGCTGTTATGTATGTAGCCCCAACTAACGGACAAGCCCGTCAGATTATTTGGGATGTCTTAATGGACTTAGGTCGGGAGGTAATACAGAATGCACACATCAACAACCAAAACATCACCACCATCAACGGAGCAACCATCTACGTCCGAGGTGCTGATAGACCCGATACCCTCCGTGGAGTCTCCCTCACCTACGCAGTCCTTGACGAAGTTGCGGACATTAAGCCCGAAGCGTGGGAGCAAGTTATCCGAGCCTCCCTCTCCGATAAAAAAGGACGAGCCATGTTTATCGGAACGCCCCGTGGAAGAAACTGGTTCTACGATATGTTTAGATTGGGCGAAAGCGCAGAGGATAAAGACTGGAAATCTTGGCACTTCACCACCCAAGACAACCCCCTGATTGACCCTACTGAGATTGAGTCAGCCAAGAAAACCCTGTCTACCTTTGCTTTTAAGCAAGAATACATGGCTAGTTTTACCAATGCTGGTAGCAACATCTTCAAGGAAGAGTGGATCAAGTATGGGGAAGAGCCTGAATATGGCAGTTACTACATAGCCTGTGACTTGGCAGGATTTGAGGAAGTTGCCAAACAAGCGGCTAATTCCAAGAAAAGACTAGATCAGACTGCTATTGCTGTGGTCAAGGTAACTGATGATGGCAAATGGTTTGTCAAAGAGATTGTCTTTGGGCGTTGGGACATCCGTGAGACTGCGGCAACAATCCTATTGAAGATGCGTGAATACAAGCCTTTGAGTGTTGGAATTGAAAAAGGTGCGCTAAAAAACGCAGTTTTGCCATATTTGTCTGACTTAATGCGTAAAAATAATGTATATTCGCACATAGTTGACTTAACGCATGGCAACAGGAAAAAGGCTGACAGAATTATCTGGAGTCTCCAAGGGCGGTTTGAGCATGGAAGGATTGTGCTGAACTCTGAGGAGGATTGGGATGAATTTAAAGATCAACTTCTTTTGTTTCCCGCCATTGGAGTGCATGATGATTTGCCAGATGCTCTCTCATATATAGATCAAATGGCTGTTACCTCATACTTTGTGGATGACCAAGATGACGAGTGGGAGCCAGTAGACATAATTTCAGGCGTTTAATTTTAGGGAGAAGATAATGGCAACAAAAGCAAAATATAGGTCTACTGAATCTCTTGGCTATCGTGATGATGGTAAAGGAAATTTAGAACCAGTTTATTCCTATCAAACAACGCCTGTTGAAGGTGGTGGATCATCTGTATTACGTTCATCAGACGAGCCATATGAAGGTGCTGGTAGAGGATTTGTTAACCCACCTGAAGTTAATACTCGTAGACAATACGAAAGAGAAAAAGAGGCTGGCGATCCTAATGCTGTAAGGTTGTCATTTGAAGAGTGGAAAAAACTCTAAAGTAAATAATTGGAGGCGTAATGGCAACAGATAAACAAGTTGGTATGGAACAAAATGAGTTTGATGAGCCTACTGAGGCTGACAAAGAACTTGTTGGATTTGTTGTAGACCACTGCAATCGGTGGCGTGACTACCGAGATGTTAACTTCCTACCTGATTGGCTAGAGTACGAGCGCATCTTCCGTGGTCAATGGGCTTCTGAAGACAAAACCCGTGAATCCGAGCGTTCACGAATTGTTACCCCTGCTACCCAACAAGCCGTAGAGACTCGCCATGCTGAGATCATGGAAGCAATCTTTGGTCAAGGCGACTTCTTTGATATTGAAGACAACCTCCAAGACGTAGGCGGTAACCCCATAGATGTTGAGTTAATCAAGGCTCAACTGATGGAAGACTTCAAGAAAGACAAAATCCGCAAGTCCATTGACCAAATCGAGTTGATGGCTGAAATCTACGGCACAGGCATTGGCGAGATCATCGTCAAGACTGAAAAGGAATACATCCCTGCAACGCAGATGATTCCAGGTCAAATGGGACAAGCCGCTATCGGTGTGATGGAAAAAGACAGGATTGGCGTGAAAATCATGCCCGTCAACCCAAAGAACTTCTTGTTTGACCCTAACGGCACAAGCATTGATGACTGTATGGGTGTGGCTATCGAGAAATATGTCTCTATCCACAAGATTGTCCAAGGCATAGAAAAGGGTATCTACCGCAAAGTAGACATTACCACCTCTGGTGAAGACACAGACCTTGAGCCTACCCAAGAGGTAAGCCAATACCAAGATGAGAAAGTCTTGTTGTTGACATACTATGGCTTAGTTCCACGGGAATACTTGAATAATCTCAAGGAAAACGAGGACATTGTTGAGTTGTTTCCTGAGAATTCTGCGGCAGAAGACTATACAGACATGGTGGAAGCCATTGTTGTAATTGCCAATGATGGTCAACTTCTCAAAGCAGAAGAAAACCCATACATGATGAAGGATCGTCCTGTCTTGTCCTATCAGGATGACACAGTTCCTAATCGTTTGTTGGGCAGAGGCACAGTAGAAAAAGCATTTAATATGCAAAAGGCTATTGATGCTCAGACCCGTAGCCACTTGGATTCCTTGGCATTAACGACTAGCCCCATGATTGCTATGGATGCGACCCGTTTGCCAAGAGGAATGAAGTTTGAGGTGAAGCCTGGCAAGGCGATCCTCACCAATGGCGCACCTTCCGAGATTCTTTACCCCTTCAAGTTCGGTCAAACTGACCCCAACAACTTGGCTACGGCAAGAGACTTTGAGCGTATGTTGTTACAAGCAACAGGAACTCTTGATTCTCAGGGCATGATTAGCAATGTTGCTAGAGATGGTGGTCAAGGCGGTATGTCTATGGCTGTCGCTTCTATCATCAAGAAGTACAAGCGCACTTTGGTGAACTTCCAAGAGGATTTCTTAATCCCGTTCATCAAGAAGGCGGCTTTCCGCTTCATGCAATTTGACCCAGAACGCTATCCTTCTGTGGACATGAACTTTGTTCCTACGGCAACCCTTGGCATTATTGCTAGAGAGTACGAGCAACAGCAGTTTATTGGTCTTTTGCAGACGCTTGGCCCCAACACCCCTGTCTTGCCCGTGATTCTGAAGGGAATTTTGGCTAATTCGAGTCTGTCCAACAGGATGGAATTGATTGCTATGTTGGAGAAAATGGGTCAACCTGATCCACAAGCACAACAATTGGCACAAGTTCAGCAACAATTGGCACTCCAAGCGGCTCAAGCGCAGATTGCGGTTCAGACTACTCAGGCAGAACAGAATCGTGCAGAGGCTCAGAAGTTAATGACTGAAGCGCAGTTGATGCCACAAGAAGTGCAAGCCAAGATGAGTGCATCTTTGACCAAAAACCTCCCACAAGAGGGAGATCAAGCCTCGAAAGAGTTTGATAAGAGGGTTAAGATTGCTGAATTGATGCTCAAAGAGGCTGATATTAAGAATAAGTCCAAGATTGTTGAAATGCAGATGGCAGACAAGAAAAACAAAGTGGAAACTGATTTTTTGGACAGATTGTCTAAGGAACTTTCATAATGGACATTTCCGAATTAGAGAGAAAACTCGGTATTGAAGGAATGTCTGCTGATGAGCAGATGGCAATAGTCATTGCTTTACAGAAATCTGCCGAAGAAAAGTCTCTAAAGGCTAGAGATGAGACTGTTGGAAAGAGTGCTGAACTCGTCATCCAAGGTTTAAAGAAGATTAAATCTGACATTGAGGCTCGTTTCTCTGAATTAAACACGACTATTCAGACCAAGGTTTATAGCCTTCAAGATGGAAAGGATGGGCGTGATGGCAGAGATGGAAAAGACGGACTTGACGGAAAGCAAGGCTTACAAGGTAACAATGGCAAAGATGGTCGAGATGGGCGTGATGGGGTGGACGGGGCTGATGGTATTAGTGTCACCTCTGCTCGTATTGATTTTGATGGTAGCCTTATCATTAGCCTTTCTAGTGGTGCTGAACTCAATGTTGGTGAAGTTGTTGCTCCTGATCTTGCAGAATCCATCAAAGTTATTACTAATGGTGGCGGTACTTCTCAGTCTGTACTTGATACCCTAGCCTCCCTACAAACCCAAATCAATAACCTGATTCCTAGTCAAACAGGAAACTCAGGCAAGTACCTAACCACCAATGGAACAGCCCTTTCTTGGGCATCTGTTGCTGGTGGACTGAGTTATCAAGGAACTTGGAACGCAACTACCAATACACCTACATTGGCAAGTAGCACAGGTACAAATGGTTACTACTACATCGTTGCAACGGCAGGAAGCACTAACTTAAACGGCATTACTGATTGGCAAGTTGGCGATTGGTTGGTGTTTAATGGCTCTGTTTGGCAAAAGATTGATCAGTCTGAGACATTGCAGTTTGTAACCTCTACGGATACAAGCGTTACTGTAACAACGACAGGCTCAACGGCTGATCTTGCGGTTTATTCTGCACCAAGACTAATTTCCCAAGTACGCAATGAGACAGGCGCAACGCTAACCAAAGGCACAGTTGTTTATATCAATGGTGCATCAGGCAATAAAGCGACTGTAACCAAGGCTCTTGCATCAGGGGACACAACATCTGCCCAAACTATTGGCTTGATCTTTGCTGATATTTCAAATAACAACAATGGGTATGCAATTCTTGCAGGAGATATTGCAGGGTTAGACACATCTGCCTTTGCCGCTGGTACACAGTTGTATCTCAGTTCTACAACAGCAGGGGCATACACTTCTACCAAGCAATATGCACCAAACCATTTGGTCTATGTTGGCGTTGTTACCCGTAGCCATGTAAACCAAGGCTCTATTGAGGTAAGAATCCAAAACGGCTATGAGTTAGATGAGTTGCACAATGTGTCTGCTCAAACTCCTAGTAATGGTCACACAATCATTTGGAACGCAACTACTTCCCTTTGGGAATCTCATGCACTAACGGCAGGAACTGCAATTGGCGTAAGCAATGGTGCAGGCTCTATCACGATTAACAATACAGGCGTTACATCTGCGGTAGCAGGAACTGGAATTTCAGTCTCAGGTGCTACGGGTGCTGTCACTATCACCAATTCTGCTCCAGATCAGACAGTTGCACTAACAGGTGCTGGTACTACAAGTATTACTGGCACTTATCCTAATTTCACGATCACTTCTAATGATGCGTATACAGGAACAGTTACTTCTGTAACAGGAACATCTCCAGTTGCATCTAGTGGCGGTACTACCCCTGCTATATCCTTGGCATCTGGTTATGGTGATACACAAAATCCCTATGCTTCCAAGACTGCTAACTATTTCCTAGCCGCACCCAATGGAAGCGCAGGAGTGCCGACATTCAGAGCAGTTGTTGCCGCAGATATTCCTACGCTAAATCAGAATACAACAGGTTCGGCTGGTTCTTTGGTAACAACCAACTTTTCCATTGTCCAAAGTGGCACAAAGTTGTTGTTTAAGTATGGGGCAACTACAATTGCATCAATGGATTCAACAGGAATCATCACTTCTGCAACTAATATTGTTGCAAACGGAACACCATAAAGGAAGTAAATCATGGCAACGACAGTAACTCTAAAACCTAATGCGATTGACATCTCTGGCTCGACTTCAGGGACAACCACATTGCAAGCAACTGCGGTGGCTGGTACTACCACCATCACTCTGCCTGCGGCAACGGATACCTTGGTTGGTAAGGCAACGACTGATACCCTGACCAATAAAACCCTAACTGCTCCTGTAATCAGCACAATCTCTAATACTGGCACTCTGACATTACCAACATCAACCGATACTTTGGTAGGTCGGGCAACCACAGATACGCTAACTAATAAGACGTTAACAACACCTACTATCAATCAGTTTTCAAGCGCATCTGCCACTAATCTTACGATTCAGTCTGCTGGCACTACTGCGGTAACTATTGATACTAGTCAACGTGCGGCATTTGTTGCGGGTACAGTGGCACTCCCAGCCATTACCACATCTGGTGACACCAACACAGGCATCTTCTTCCCTGCGGCAGATACTATTGCTTTTGCTGAGGGTGGTACGGAGGCTATGCGTATCGACTCCTCTGGTAATGTGGGGATTGGTACTACTTCGCCAATTTCAATAGTTCAAATAGGTAATGGCTCTGCCGCTAATAAAGTTCTTACTATTAACGGAGGAACTGGAAGCGGATTTGGTGCGGGTACAGTTTTACAAAGAAACAGCGTGCAAAAGGCTATTTTTTCTACCGATAGTTTGCTTGGTGGAAATAATGATGGAGCATCTGTTTGGAGTTCTGAGGCAATTCGTTTTTATCCAAGTGGTACGCAAGCGGGAATGTTTGACTCCAGCGGTAACTTGCTGGTGGGGACTACTAATTCACTAAATGGCGCATTATTAACTGTACAAAATTCTGGCGGTTCTGGTATTGCAACAGGATATGGAACTACTGCTGGTCAATGGCGCAGAATGTACATAAATACGAGTAATCAAGGCTTGTATTTTTACAATGGAAATAATGAAGGCTATTTATCATCTGCTGGCGCATGGACAAATGCATCGGATGCAAGACTTAAAACAAATATAAGAACTATTGAATATGGTTTAAATACAGTTCTACAAGTACAACCAAGACATTTTGAGCGTGTAGATGTTGAGGGTACTTATATAGGTTTTGTTGCACAAGAACTTCAAGAGATTATTCCAGAGGTTGTGTCAGGCGACCCAGAGAGACAACTTGGTGTTGACTATGGCTCTCTTGTTGCTGTTGCGTTTAAAGCAATCCAAGAACAACAAGCCCTAATCACAGCACAAGCCGAAACAATCAACGCACTAACCGCTCGCATAGTGGCACTTGAATCTAACTAAGGAAACTTTATGACCACAGTAAATTGGACAATCACACAACTAGACCGCCAAACCTCTAATGGGTTTGTAACCACAGCACATTGGACTGCAAGCGCAGTAGATGGGGATTACTCCGCATCCACATACTCTACAAGTTCATGGGCAGATGGAACGCCTACAACACCCTATGCTGACCTGACCCAAGAAGAAGTATTGGGTTGGATATGGGCTAATGGCGTAGACAAAGAGGCGGTAGAGGCTAGTCTGCAAGCGCAGATTGATGCACAGAAGAATCCTGTAACTGCTACTGGAGTGCCTTGGTAATGCCTGAAGTAACGATAACTCTTACTGCACAAGAGGCGGTAGACATAACAAACATTATTGGTCAACTGCCAACGCAGTCAAATGCACATCCTTTGTGGTTGAAATTGCGTGGTCAAGTAGAGCCTCAACTGCCAAAGGCAGAGGAAACCCCAAGTGAATCCTGAACTTCAAAAGTACTATGAAGCCCGCTTTGACATGATGTCAACGGACGGGTGGAAGGACTTAATGGACGATATTGACAACATGATCAATTCGTTGAACAATATTAGTACAATCCCTGATGAAAAAAGCCTACAATTCAAAAAAGGCGAACTTTCTATCCTAACGTGGCTAAAAACCCTTAAACAGGTCAGCACACAGGCGTATGAGGAATTGAATGAAAAGAATTTATGAATTTGTCTGCGTAAGTGGACATCTCACCGAGAAACTTACTGATTATGAGACAGATGAAGTTCGGTGTTCAAGTTGCGGTGTGACAGCCAACCGCATAGTAAGCGCTCCAAGCGTTAATTTGGAAGGGTGGTCTGGTCATTTTCCCTCCTCATGGATGAAATTTGACAAGAAACATCGTGACAAACTAAAGCAAGAGCAAAAAGAGAACTCGTAAGCAGAAATGCCGAGTTTAATGTCCTAGAACCGATAACGGCAGGAAAAAGGAAGAATATGTTGATTGACAATGAAGACGAGTCGCAAAGTGAGTTAGACATAGTTGAGGAACAAAAGCAACTACCCCAAGCACCGACTATCGCTGAACTCCCTGAGAAATACAGGGAAAAGAGTTTAGAGGAAGTCATAAGGATGCACCAAGAGGCTGAAAAGTTGATTGGAAAGCAAGCGCAAGAGGTAGGTGAAGTCCGAAAACTGGCAGATGAACTCATAAAGCAGAACCTTAGTTCTAACAAACAACCTATTGAGCAAAGTGAGCCTGAAGTAGATTTCTTTGAGAATCCGAAAGAGGCAATTCGTAAGACAGTTGATAGTCATCCTGATGTAGTAGCGGGTCGCCAAGCGGCT